TAAATTTCAACATCACCAGCACATACAGAATCAGTAATTAAATCTGTTGTAGCATATCCAACACCAGTATTCAGAATATTTACTCCCACAATAAATCCAACAACACTTGAACCTGAAGAATCAATTGGATTGATTGAACAGACATCCTCTCCTGTAACTTGTGGTCCAAGATATCCAGAACCAGTATTATTCATAGTTACAGAAACAACCTTACCATCTTCAATATTTGCAGTTGCAACTGCACCAGTTCCATTTTCACAAGGATCTTCAATAGAAACATAAGGGGCACTTGCATATCCAGTTCCAGCATTTTGAACATAGATTCCCATCATCTGACCCAGGGCATCAACTACAGCAAGACCAAGAGTTTCGCCACCAGCACCACCAAAGAATTTAACTGTTGGCAGTCCACATTCTAAATTAATAGCATCACAGTATCCATAAGTAGCAGACAGATAAGAATATGGATTATCACCTCTCCCTGCTCCAGTGATTCCAAGCCACTTTTTAGCAGCTTCTTTACCTTCAGAAAGTTTTGATCTTGGATATCCTAAAATCTTACTATAATCATCCAAAGTTTCTTGAGGAATGTATCCTTTATTCATTTGGTAATCATAAATTTGTTTGCATTCTGCACTTTCACAACTTAAGAATGCCAGTGCTTGAGTTGAATATGTTAATGCTTGTGAAACATAATTAGAAATTGGACCAAGAACATTTCCTATTTGAGATGAAATTTCTTCCAGTGTGGGTCCTAATGCTTCACTAACTTCATTTGTGATTGTAGACATGATGCTTCCAAGAAATGCCTCTGCTGCACAAATTGGAACATTAGTAACTGCACCAACTAATTGTGTCAAGAAATTAAAAATAAACTCTCCGACTTTTTGAATTACTTTATTAAATACACACCAAATATTATCTACTATCTTGTCTGCAGCTAATTGTTGAAATAACTTAAAATCTTTTGGAAGAAATTGATTTATTTGTTCCTTCAACCATTTATTGATGTCAGCAATAATTGCATCTCTCTTAAACTTCATATACTCAATAACCAAATCAGATATGACAGTTGAGGTTTCTTGAACTAATCCTGGAACATCTTGAAGTGCATTTAATGTTGGACTAATAAATCCACTTTGAACTTGTTGTATAGTTCTTAAAGTTTTGATAAAATCTCTAAGAGTTTTTATCATTTTTGAATAATTAGTTTTTGAGTCCTTACAGACTGGAGGAATAGTAATAACATACTTATTTCTATCTCCAATATCACAAGCTAATTTTCCTTGAGAAGCAACGCCTTTTGGATTTGCAGAACTTATACCAACATTATTAAGAGTATTTGGTATACCAGAGGCTGAAGATTTTCCTGTTTCTGATGATGTATTGTTAGGATTCTTTATGGACGACTTTTCTGGTTTGAATGGTTTGAATCCATTTGTCCCCTGTTCAAAACTGTTTGAATGAACTATATCATAACCAGAAAATAATGATCCAATGATAACTGGTTGCTGACCATTATCACCATCCATGAAGAAACCAACTACAGTTTCTGATCCTCTGGAATTAAAACTTGCTCCTGTTCCTCCTTCACCTGCACCCATATTTAAAGGCACAAGAACATGAGCCCAAGGAAGTTCTTCATCCTTGATTATGCTTGTTGCATCAGGATGATACCCTATGATCCTAACTTTTGCTTTGTAACCACCATTTTCTACTTGCTTATACTTGGTGGTGACACCAATGAACCATCTAAAAGATTCTTTACCTAAAAAGTTGGGACTAATTAGGGATTGTTCAAGCATCATACGTCGTATACCTTACATTCCAAAGCATCTGGGTTTGCATCACAATATAATTCTAATACACTGGGATCATGCTCATCCTCTGGATGATTGGCATGATACTTTTCCAATGACTCTAACTCTTCTTCAACATGTCTACGTCTTTGAGATGAAATCATTGGATCATGAAGTTCATCTCTATCTTTTTGAATGTGGTCGTTAATGTTATCCATTATGCTGGATCTCCATAGGAATCTCTGATTAATTTAAGTCCAGTATAACCTTGATTGTTCTCAAATAAATGTGCAACTTCTTTAATTAAATAATGTCCTGATTTTATGTTATCCTTTTCACCCCTGGTTCCTGTAGTAATTTTTGGGAACTGTAAATTGATTACATCACCAACAGTCAAACTTAAATTCAGAGGAACAGTAATATTTAAGGATTGAGAAAATGCAAGATTATATCTGGCAATAGATGCCGCTTGATATAGATTACTATTGTCTTTGTTATTTATTGCAGCAATAGCATCTCCAGCAGGGTCAGCATTAAAATTATCAAGAATTCTAACCATAACTCTGGAAGGATTTTTCTCTAACCCCAATGGGATTGTAGGTGGAAAATTTCCTCTTGATGCATGACTCATTAACTCATAACTTTCTTTCAGACTATACTTATCAGTGTAAAATTTTCTGGCATTCACATCAAAGAAATAATTTACACTTGAATACATACCAATTCTCAAGTTCTCCATTACATTTACATTCTTTTCAAATGTAGGAGTGTCTACAATCAATCTATTTTGAATGTCACTGGCTGGATTGGGTGGAGTTCCATAATAATAAGTTTGAATATTTCTTTTATCTGCTGTGCCTAATTTTAATCCACTCATCAAAGAGTCCATACTTTTGAAATTAAATCCATTTCTATTTTGATAGAATAAAAATCCTGCAGTTCCTTTGTTTGGACTTGATGATGTTGGTTTATCTTTTCCACCTGGAATTGACTTTGGACACAACCAAGTCAATACAGTAAATGGTCTTTTATTATTTCCATAAAAGGTATATTCGTTTGAGGTTTCCTCTATGTTTTCTTTTTTATAAGTGCTTTCTCCAAAAGATTCTTTTAAAATTTGATTAACTGTAGACCCAATATGTCCTGAGCACTTTTTAAAAACTCTTGATGTTTCATTAATAAAAACTTCTGCAGGACACAAATCCACTACAACTGCTTCTCTTGTATACTCTGTTGTGGACAGTGAAGTTTTATAAATGTAATATGTATTTTTAGTTTCATCTATATCAATTCCATTCTTTGGAAAAGCTGGTTGATTAATTTTTAATCTAACCCTTTCTCCACCTTTGATTCCAGATTGTTTGTTTGAATCTGAATTAGTAAGTGAGGATAATAATCCATCAGTATTAACCAATACTAATGATATAAAAGTTGCTGGAGAAAATAAATCTTCATAATATTTTATACTTGCTATGCACTGCGTCAAATCAGTAGAAGATTTTCCATCATGAGATTCAATTACAAATTGTTCTATCTTATAATTAAAAAATGATTCCATTATTGAACTGTATTGAGGAGAACCTTCTTATAAAAACTATTTAACAGTTGTTGCTCTGATGGTCCAGGGAACATCATGGGTGCTGATGGTGCAGATGCTGCTGCTTGTTGTTGTCTGACCACTGGATATGGAACTATTGTTGGTTGTGTTTGTGAGTAACCTTCTTGATAAGGAAGGTTTTGTGAAACTGCTGGCATTCTTCTTGGTCTTGCTTGTGATAAGTTTGCAGTAGGAACTCCAGGTCTTTGGAAAATAGGGGACATTCCCTGTTGAGATTGTCTTTGGAATAGTGGTGATGGTGTAGTTGAGGTTGGTGTTTGACCTTGTTGTTGTAATTGTTGTTGAGATCCTTGTTTAACTCTAACATTACCACCAAACCTGAAAATTTTTGGGGCAGCACTTGTAGGGTCAACTCTTCCAGCTGAGGTTTCATATTCAAAATGTAAATGTGGACCTTCTGAATTTCCAGATCCAGGAGCTCCTGCAGTTCCTCCTGTTAATCCAATTACTTGACCAGGAGAAATTGGAGTTCCAGCAGCAACATATATTTTACTGAGGTGAGCATATCTACTGAGAGACCCATCTGGATGACGTATTTCAACAACTGCTCCCCATCCAGTTGGATCATAATTCATATCAGCAACAGTTACTGTTCCTGGTTGGATAACACTAATTGCTGTTCCATTTGGTTTGAAATAATCATTTCCTTGATGCATTCTCCCTCGCCTTGGACCATATGGAGAATCTGGAGATCCAGGAACTTCTCCTCCAGTTGCTTCTACATCTTGAAGATCTTGTCCTGTTTCTATCCCTCTATTTCCAGTTTCTATAATTCCAGATTGTTCTCCACCCATTCCCATACCACCAGCAAATCCTTTAACAAACTCTTCAAATTTTGTGACTGCTTTATCATAACTATTCAATGTTTTTGAAAATGTAAGTTTACCCCTTTCATCGCCTTTTTTTTCTACTAATGCTTTTTGCTGTTCTGTTTGTGCTTTTAATCTATCAGGTTGATTTGCTTTATTTTTTTGAGATTCCTTTTCACTTGCACCACTCAAGTCTCTTACCAAATTGACAACATCCAAACCAAAAGATGCTATAGATAAAAGACCTGCTACAGGAAGACCAATTCCAGTTGCTGCTGATGCTGCAGCAAGTGCATCTAAAGTTGCAGAAGTTCCTGCTATTGTTGCTCCTGTAACATCACCCTCTTGTGCTCTAATTGTTGCATCAACAGCACCAACAGCAGCACCAATACCAGGAATAATTGCTTTACCAAATCTACCAAATGCTTTTCCAATTTTAGCTTGTTTTGCTACTTCTTCTGGACCTCCACGAGAAAAAATTCCAGCGGGAGAAATCATACCTCTACGAACTAACCTTGCCCTATCACCTATATTTGCATTTCCCTGAATAAATTTTGCATAAGATTGATTTGATCTGCTTAATGACTTTGTATTTTTTGACCACCAAGGTGCAGAAACACCTCCACCTCCTGCTCCTGCAGATGCTGCAGCACCACCTCCACCTTTCATCATATTCATTCCACCTCTAATTAAAGATGGACCAAAAGTACCAGCACCAAACAATCCAGCAGCAATTAATCCAGAACCAAGTGCTCCACCCCAATCACCTTTGGATCCTTTTTGAAATGCTGTAAATGCTGCCAGTGCTCCTATTGCTTTGAGTGGATCATTAGTAGAACCTGGCGTAAAGAAACTTCCAACATACTTTTTAATGTCTGGAAGTTTTACTTTTACTTTTCTTCTCCTACCAAAGGACCTATCATTTTGCTTTTGAATTGATTCTAATCTTTTTTTATATCTGTTTAAAACTGACAGTTGAGTTTTCTTTTGATAGGTTCCCTTCTCAAAAACTTTGACTAATTTTGTAGAAGATTTTCTTGCCTGCGAAGATGCAATAGAAAGATTACTAATCTTGGTAATCTTTGGGGTAACATTAAAAGTTTTTGGTTTATTTAAAAGAGTTGATGGATCCATTTATCACACCACCTGATAAATGAGTTTTGAATATAATGCCAAGAAATTTTCTGGATGTGTAGTATCTACAGAAATTGCTGAATGATTAGATGGTGATGCTACAGATGAAGGCGTTTGATTACCAGAATCAACAGGAACTAATGTAACATTTGGTGCTTGTCTTTGTGGAGGAATGTATATTTGTTGTCTTTGTGCTCTTGACGCAGCTGTTGGTAATGTAGATGTTTGTAAAGAAGTTGATCCAGCAGCAGAAACTCTACCAACATTCCCAGCAGTATTAAAATAATGATCTCCCAATTTAGTAACATTTACATTTTGAGATGGATCATCAAAAGCATATCCAGCTCTAAATCCTGTTGCAGAAATTAAATTGTTAATTTGATTTGCTTGTAACCCCATTGCTTCTAATCTTCCACGCATATCTGCTTCATTCATAGCAAGTTCTAATGCCTTTTCTGCTCTTGCATTTTCTGCTGCAGTTAAAGCTCTATTAAGTTTTCCTTGAGCATATGGACTATATTGCCCAGAAGCAGAAATAATATCAGAAACACTTCCACTTGCTGCTCCAAATGTGCCTGCACCAGTTTTTCCAGATTGAACTAATCCAGATCTATTTAAAACTGATCTTGCAACTGCTGCCATACCAAGTTCTCCTTGACCACCAGCTTCAGCAATCATTAATCTTTTTAACAATTCTTTTTCATTGCCAGTTGGAATTGTAGATTGAAAACCTCCTGGTGGTGCTGTGATTCCTCCTCCACCGCCACCAGAACCTGCTCCTTGCTGTCCCTGTCCTCCCTTCTTACCCATTAAAAAGTCAAGTGCTGCTTCAAATCTTTTGTTCAAGTTTTCAAATCTCTTCAAGTCATCTTGAGGAATTGGGACTAATCCTTGAGCATCCGTGAGTCCCTTTTGTTGTTGAGTTAATTCTTCTAATCTCTGTTGTTGCGTATCTTCTTTTTGCTGCCCAAACAAATTACTTGCTAATGCAGCACCACCTCCAATTAATGCTGCTCCTGCTGCAAACTTACCCAACTTACCAAGTCTTGGAACTTTTGTTGCTGCTGGTGCTGCTGCTGTTGCAGCTGCTGCACTTCCTCCTCCACCACCAAACAATTTACCTACTAAGGATGTGGCAACTGCCCCTGCTATGCCAGTTGCAATAGCAGGAATATAGGTTAATCCAATTCCAAGTAAAGGTCCTATAATTTTTGAAGGGTCACCAGATAAAATACCTTGCAGTAAATTGAACATAGCAAGTGCTCTGATTGCACCACCAGTTCCACTAAAGAATGATCCTACATATTTTTTAACTGAACCAAGAACATCAGATTTTTTATCCCCAAGTTCTCTTCTACCAAATATTCTTCCTCTGTTTGCTACACGCTTTCTAAAATCTTCTGTTTCTTTCCTATTAGTTTCTTGAGTATTTTTATAATCCTGCTCTATAATCTGTCTAATTCTATCAAGATTATTATTAATAATCTCAAGGTCAAGTGTGACACGACCTAATGAAGATATTCCTCTACCTGAAGATTCAATAGCATCATCTGCAGATGCTGTTGGTCTTGAAAAAATTTGTGAAGGAAGGGCTCTCTTTGGAATAATACCAGAAAGACGAGTAATTCTTGGCGAAAGAAAAGATCCAGAACTACTTCTACGATTTGACCCAGTAATAAATCTGGAAACCCTTGATTGAAAGTAATTAAAATCTTCTGGATTCATCTATTTGCCTTAGCTGCTTTTTCCTCTTCCTCTTGTATATGTTGTTCTAAAAGGGATAAGTAAATTTCCCTTTCCCAAGGAATCATATTTTCAATCTCTGTCAATGAGTATTTATGATACTGCATCAAGGCAAAATTAATTCTGTAGTAAGATACTAAATCTTCATGACTAAGGACTATCCGAAAAAACTTGAGAGACCCTCCAATACAATTTCATTCTCAACACCAGTATTTGGATTAGTAACTTTCATAGTATGAGAAAGTTTTGGCATGGTATTGAAGAACTCTTCAACTTGTTTGAATTGATTAGCATCAAAGGTTTGTAACCATTCAACAAGTTCTTTCTTGGTTATATCTGCTGCTGACCAAGATTCATCATTGGTATAAACCATATCAACACAAGATGCAACAACCTCAAAAGATTTGTTGATGGTTTGCTCACTGGTATTTTGACCAGAGAAATCAAAGTTATTATCAATGAATTCTTGAAGTGATGGATACTTCATCTTAACTGTAATGTTTCCATCAACTCTAACTTCTGATGAATGATTATCTGGAATAATAACTCCAATATCATTAATGTCTAATGTTACATCTACTTGTGTCTCTCCATCATCAGGGCAGGTGACAATCAACTCTACAGATTCACCAACAGATTTTGCTCTGATATTGAGGAACAAGTATTCAATATCAAAACTTGGAAGAGTATCAATCTTAATTCCTCTTGTCAGAATACAGTTTTTTAATACATCTTTGACTGCATTGGTGATTTCTTTTGAATCACCACTCTCCATAGCAAGAATTAAAACTTTCTCTTCCTTAACAAGAAAAGGTCTATACTTAATTGCTTTTTTATTTGATGGTAAAATCAACTCATAGGTTGGAGTTGCAACAACTGGTAATGGCATTGTGAAATATAAAATTCAGGTGTGACTATTTATTAGAGAAGTCCTTGGCGTCTCCTTGTGTTTATTTCTGCTTGTGATAATCCTTGTTGCGATGATGCTGGAGTTCCAAGGGGGTTTGTTATATTCAGTCCTGTATTATCAACACCAAATTGTGGATTAGAGAATATATCTACCCCAGGTCCTTGAACATTTCCTCCTCCACCACCTGGAGGATTAATCTCTTGCCCATTAGATTTTTTAAATGCATATACATCATAATTAAAAGTTACAGTTGTTCTTAATATATTTGCACCTTCATAAGAAACTGGAACTGAAATTAAATTAGTAGGATATGCATTTCTCAACGTGTATGTGCAATAATTACTTGGGACATCATACACTCCTCCCTCAACCAATCTTTGGTCTGGTTGCCTAAAATTTCTTTCAAATTTAGTAATAATGATTTCTTTTTTATATCCAGATTTACCATTATTTTCTGGGTATTTAAATTTTTGATAAGATTGATATGGCACTCCTAAATTTGGAGATATTTGTCCCAACCAACTTTCAAAGTAACGAAGAATATTATAATTACTATCAACATAAAAACTTACATCCACTGGAGGATACACTCTCTTATTAGCAAATGTTTCTGTGATTCCTTGCCTATCACCAAAAACTTGTGTTGTCTCATATGAAGTTCCTGGAAGAACAGATTCATAAGCTAAAAAATTTATTTCATTATTTTCATCCGTGTTTATCCCATCAAAAGAAGAATTAATATAAACATCAAAATAATTAGATAAAGATGGTTTAAATCTACTGATTAAAGTATCAGTGCTATAGTACAGTTTTTTGTAATCTATTACTGCCATCTAAATACTTTGAAGTGCCTATATTATATGTATGAGCTATAAAGGAATATATAAACCTTCAAACCCAAAAAAGTATATTGGTGATCACAACAACATTATTTACAGGTCACTGTGGGAAAGAAAGTTTATGTATTATTGTGATATGAATGAAAATATTATCAAATGGTCCAGTGAAGAGATTTGGATCCCATATTTATCTCCATTAGATGAAAGAGTTCATAGATATTTCCCTGATTTTTACATTAAATATAAAGATTCAAAAGGAATTGTCAAAGAAAGTTTAATTGAAGTCAAACCTAAGAGACAAGTTGAAGGTCCTAAACCACAAAAGCGTGTGACTCAAAAACAAATGTATGAGATAAAAGAGTTTGCTAAGAACCAAGCAAAATGGAAGGCAGCAAAAGAATTTTGTGCTGATAGAAAGTGGGAGTTCCAAATACTAACAGAAGACAATTTATTTGATAAGTAAATGGCGTATAAAACACTCTTTGAAACCATCCAAGAAAAAACTGGTGGCAGACAGAAATCAAGAGAATGGTATAGAACTGAATTAGAAAATGCTGCTCCTAAAAATATCATCACAGATGAAAGATCTGATGAAGTTGGTGATGAATTTGAACGTGATACAAACTTGGTCACATCATTTCCAAGAATATACAATTTAATGTATTATGATTACAAAGCAAAGTGGAGAAATGAACTTCCATTCTATGACAAACATCCTTTGGTATTTGTTTTAGAGATAGATGGTAAATCATTCTTTGGTGTCAATCTACATTACTATTCTCCAGAAGAACGTATGGGAATTGCTATGACTTTGGCAGAAGATAGAATTCCAAGATTCACTAAAGGAGCACATAAATACTTATTATCAGAGGTAAGAAGTCCTTATCTTATTTTAGCACAGCAAGAATGGCAAACTATGTGTCTGCTTCCAGTAGAAGAATTTGTAAGGGACCTAAGTGGGGTAGAAATACCAATCCAATCCAGACGTGTGTGGGGTAGATAAATGGGAGCACCAGTAAGTAATTTAGATCCTAATCCAACAAATAAAGGTCCTGAAGGAAATCCACAAACTCCGACAGCAACAACATTATCACCATCCACCATTCCAGAAGGAACTTTTAATTCAGGACAATTTGTATCAGCTAAGTATCCATTGACCATAGAAAATGGACAAGACAGAGTAGTTATAACACAATTTCAATACAAAAGGTCACAAGTTGTTCAGACAGAAACACAATTAAGAAGTTTGAAACAACTAAATGGAACAGTGACTCTTCCAATGCCAAATGATTTATCTGAAGCAAACTCTGTTGGATGGGGAGAAGATAGTTTATCTAATGCTGCTGCTTTATTGATGCCAGGATTGAGTGGTCTTGCAGTCTCTATTGCAGGAGCTGATTTTGGAAAAGCTGGAGCAAATGTTTCTGAATTAGCAGCAGCAATTCAAAACAAAGGTCTATCAACAAGAATACAGCAATCTCTACAAGTTAATGCTGCTGCATCTATTTTAAAAAAAGCAAATGTTAATGTAAATCCAGAAGCATATATTTCAAGAGTTACAAGTGCAGCGATCAATCCAAACTTAGAACTTTTATTCAATGGTCCAAAATTAAGACAGTTTTCTCTTGCATATAAAATGGTGGCAAGAAGTAAAGAAGAAGCAACAGAAATTAGAAAAATTTTAAGATTTTTCAAAAAAGGAATGGCACCACAAAGAACTCAAAGTCAAGAATTTAGTTTCTTTTTAGGTGCTCCAAATGTGTTTAGAATCGATTTTAAATCTGGAAGTAGCGATAATCCCCTTAAAAGTATTGGTCAATTTAAAACATGTGCCTTAGTTGCATTTAGTGCCAACTATACTCCAGATGGTTTTTATGCTGCATTTGATGACCCAAATGTAGGTTCACAACCAGTAGCAGTCACTATGCAAATGGGATTTACTGAATTGACCCCAGTGTTTAATGATGAATATAGTGACTCTGAAAATACTATGGATGATGTTGGACCAAATTCATTTACTACTGATTATAATTTCTTGAATTTAAAAGGAGATAATTAATGACATATTTCAGAGAAGTATCGGACTTACTTTACCAGTCCCAACAAACAAATAGAAATTCATCTTATGACTATACAAGAGTCAAGAATCTTTTTCGTAGAGCAAAGATTCGTGATGACTTCTTCCAAAATGCAACAGCATTTACAAAATATAAAATCATTGGTGAAGAACGTCCTGATCAAGTAGCAGAAAAGATTTATGGTTCTTCTGAATATGATTGGGTAGTTCTCATCTCAAACAATATCCTCAATAC